CGGAACTCTTACTTTAGTATCATCTAACGTCCCTGTTGGCGGTGTTCAGCCATTAATGATTGCTTCCCGTAAGGAAAATAATGGAGGTGATGATGCTTTAGTCCCCGGAAATTTTGTAGCGTCTTTATCAGTTGGTTCAAGATGCTTAGTATCATCTCAATTAGCAAAAGCCGGTGTTATAGCCGGAAAAGTTGGAGACAATATTCAATTATATGTGCCGTCATACGTTCTAAACCCTCCTTTTGAACAAGCCCTTTTATCAAGTCCAATTAAAACAATTAACTATACAGACGTATATCAATACCAAGTCTTAAACGTTGCTTCTGGAGGGTCTGTAAATTCATTATTGACTAATGGTTTAGCTGGAATTAAATCTGTTTTAGTCATTCCGTTTTTTACCGCAGTTGTTCCCGGCGGGGCTGGTGTTTTAGGTTCTACTCCTCCTTATCAATCTCCGTTTGACCCTGCTGGTTGCGGTGCTACGTCACCTCTCTGTCTCCTTACCAATTTTAATGTTGTTGTTTCTGGCCAGAATGCGATTTATAATACCATCAGATATAGCGCAGAGACCTTTAACAACCAACTCTACGGAACGAACGCAGTTAATGGTGGTATGACGGATGGACTAACATCGGGTTTGATTAACTCACTTGGATTTGAGATGGAATACTGCTACCATTATGTAGATGTATCAAGAATGCTGCCTGTTGAAGAAAGTGTCCCCAAATCAGTCCAACTCATCGGACAGAACACATCTGGACAGCCTCTTAACCTCTGGTGTTTTGTAGAATACGGACAAAGTGTTCAGATTGACGTCTTAACTGGTGCGAGAGTTTAAACTATTTTTAAATAAATATGCTTTGTAAATATATGATTATTAAAAAATATAAAATGTAATTTCTAATAATTTGAAATGTATTATTTATTTATTTAGCAAAAGCCATTATTTTTTTTCTAATCTAATTGTATAATGGATAAGGCTACTATGCGTAAGTTATTAATTAAGGCATCACAAGGACAATTGTCTAAACTTAGAAACGGACACAAGGTAAGGATTAAACCCCCTATGGAAGGCGAAGGAATCTGTTTAATAGTCAATCCAGAAAACTATAACAGAATTACCAGAACGTTTAACAAAGGGAAAGGTTCTGAAATTTCTTTATCTCCTCAAGAAATTCAAGAAAATAAAGAGGCTTCTGAAATGATGGAAGGTAAAGGTATTTTTGGTAAAAAATTTGACAGAAAGTTTAAAAAATTTTTAGGCAAAAAAGGTTCTAAAGCGGTTTATGGATTTGCCCGTAAAGTGTTGCGACCTATTGCTAAAACTGGACTTACTGCTGGACTGACGACCTTAGGGGCTTTGGCTACTACTGCTGGTGTTCCCGCTCCGTTGATTGCTCCGGCGGTTGCTGGATTAAGCAAAATAGGAGGAGATTATTTAGATAATCCAACCAAATTCCAGAGGGGTAATATGGGCGATATTGCGAAGGGATATGCTACTGATTATGCTAAGCAACAACTTAAAGGGGCTGTAAATGATGTTATTGCTGACCAGATGGACGGCGAAGGGTTATATGCCGGAGGAGGTTTATATGCTGGTATGTCATCCAGAGGAAGAGGATCTTGTGGTGGTAGAAATTGCGGAGGTGCTGTTGGACTAAATGGAGGGATGGTTAATCAACTTCATCCCGCTCTCCAATCTCAACCATACGCGGCGAACTTTCAATTTTCAAGAACGTTGCCTCCATCTTACCAGAAAATTAAGTAGATTTAAAAGATTTAGAACATTTTAAATAAAATTAATTTCTTCATTAATAATATAATGCTTACCGATAGTCAATTAAAAGAATTATCTGTTAAAATGAATATACCTTTGGTTGGTGTTATTTTTAAAGACCAATCTCCAAAGACATTTAAGTTTAATAAATCATATATAATAAATTTAGAAGACGAATATGATGAAAAAGGGGTTCTCCAATCCGGTTCTCACTGGACTTGCCTTCAAGTCAATAAATATCCAAATGGTAATATTCAAGGTATATATTTTGATCCTTTTGGTGCTCCTCCTCCTCAAGATATAATTGAGACATATAAAAGGACAACTGGTAAAAATTATTTTCCTCATACAAGCAAAGATATACAAAGTTTAATGTCTAATGCTTGTGGTTGGTATTGTTGTGCCTACCTACATTTTATTAATAATTTTTCTCATAGAACAAAAGACTTATATAGCGATACTGAAAATTTTTTAGATTTTTTTGACGACTTAAACAAGTCTGTTGATTTTAAGAAAAATGAATATATATTAAAGCATTTTTTCCAACCTAAAGATAATAATAAACGTAAAGATATTTCCATTATTGCCGATCCTAATACTATTGATACTGATACAAATGGAGAACGATTTGATATGATGAAAGTTAAATAACAAATTTTTATAAAATAAATTAAATCATTTTATAAAAGAGATTCTATTTTTTAACATAAGTATCTAACATATCTAAAGATGAACCCATATTAGACATAGTATTATTTATTTCTTCCTTCTGATTAATCGTATGCCCGTATTTATCTGTTAAATAAGTGTGTCTAAGTTGATTAACTCCAACTTTTTTCTCTCCAAAAATTTTGTTAAGACGCTGATTAAGTTTAACGCTACTTAGTTTATTCATATTACTGTCAAATAATAAATATTCTGTAGGGTTTATCTTAATCCATTTATTTAAAATATTTTTTAGTTGAAGCGGAATATCAACTACTTGTTGTCCGTATGTCTTAGCGGTTTTATATGAATTAAAAAACATCTTATTTTTTTCTAAAAAATTATCACTTTCTTTATTAATATTTTTAATTTTGAAATCTACAAAGTCCTTACTACGTCTCGGCGGTATATATAACCCTCCTAAAAGAGACATTATAATAAATGATTGAATTTCTTGTAGGTCATTAACACTAATATTTTTCTTTTTATAGATTAATTCGCTATTGTTTTTTAATTCATTTAAAATATCTTTTACTTGGTTAGTATTAACCCAATTTTCTTTCTGTTCATCTGTTTTTTCTTGTTTATGTATTTCCTTATTATAATCTCTTACGTCTTCTAACATTAAATCTCTGTATGCTTTTTTATCTGTAATTATTACCAAACTGCTTAAAATAGTCTTCCGTTTATTAGGCGGAATATCTTTTAAAAACTCTAAAACCTTTTCAGTTTGGTTAAACTTATCCATATCAATATCATTAGAACCAAATACCTTTTTATAAAGATTTTTTAGAATTGACGAATATGTAGTTATAGATGATTGAGACAAAGAAGGTTTTTTAGATTTTACAAACTCTTTTACAATTTCCATTATACTAATAGTTAAGAAATTAATATTTTAAAAATTATTAAATTAAATCTCTAAATTAATAAACTCTAAATTAATTAAAACATTTAGGAATATATATTTATACTAAAAACTAATATAAAGAAAAATATAATATATTGTATATATAAAATGAAAAGCCAAAGGTCATTTAAGAAAGATTTAGAATTCGGATTATCAAGAGAAGAACCAGTCCGCCAGATGCTCAAGAAAATTTTTAAGGAAGAAGAAGACATAATCAATACAAAAGAATTATATAATGATGAATTTTGTCCATACGATTTTGTAGGAACAACAACGAAAACCCGTTATGAGGTAAAATCCAGAACAATTAAAAAATATTCATATACTAAAACCATATTACCTTGTCATAAAATAACTCCTCATACTACTGCTAATGGTTTATATTTAATTTTTAATTTTACAGACAAATGCTCTTATCTTAAATATGATGAGGAATTATTTAAAACATTCTATACTGGACTTATTAAGGTTGTAAGACAAGGTAAATACGACCCTCCAACCCTACATTATTATATCCCAGTAAGCCTATTAATTGATATTGATATTTAGAGAATTATATGAAAATTAAGTTTTTATATAATTTTTTTCTATTCTAACTATATAATATGATTAACGAAGAAAATATAAGTATTAAAATTAAAGATTGTCTGAATGCAGAACATAATGAAGAAGAATATATAGACGAACCTCATTATATTTATCAAGTTGAAATTTTAGGATATGGTTTTCCGCAGAGGCTATATTATTTGAACCCAGAAGATACTCACTTTTATTTCAATATTGAAAATACTCAAATTAAATATATTAAAGTTAATAAATCTATGCCGGAATATCAATCAGCCTTTTACGCTTCTAAAATAAATAACAGATTAAAAATAAAAAATAGCCCAAGTCGTAATATATTTTTTGGTTAAGTATTAATAAATAATTAAGATTTTATATAATTATTTAGGGATTTTAAGTATGAAAAAACGTAAATTTAAATATTAACTAATAGTATACGAGACTTTTAGAATTGTTTTGTGGAACTAAATCTGTTGGACAAGTATTTGAGAAATTAGGATACGAGATTATTAGTCTTGATTACAATCCTAAATTTAATGCTACTCATACAGAAAATATATTGACTTGGGATTATACAATATATCCACCCGACCATTTTGATGTAATATGGGCGTCTCCAGATTACCGTTCCTTTTCTCTTGCTTCAGGTGGGAAACATAGGTCATTAAAAAATATATATGGTTATACTGAAACTGCCGAACTTAGTAATAAGATGATATATAGTCTTATTAAAATCTTAAAATATTTCAAATGTATAGCTTGGTTTATTGAAAATCCAAGAGCTTTATTACAACACTATCCACCATTTACTCAATTCATTAAAGATGTGAATGCTAATAAAAATTTAGTATATTATGGAAACTACAATTGGGGGTTTCCAAAACCAACTAACATTTGGAGTAATCTAACATTATGGGAAAATGAAAAATTCCCTATATTAAATGAGACTACTTATAAAATAATTAAACGTAAATATGATGATAAATACAAAAAATATTATTTTGCTTATTATGATGTTTCATCAGAAGAGAGAAGTAAAATACCTCCTGCATTAATTAATAAATTAATAGATCTAATTCCAAAATAAACTAATAATTAAGATTTTATACAAATTATACAAAAATTAATATTAATATTTATATAATTATATTAATCAATTATTAAGATTTTATACAAATTATACAAAAATTAATATTAATATTTATATAATTATATAAAAAATAGTATAAAACGTTAATTAAAAATTTTTAATTTAG